CGATGATTCAACCTGCGCATAGCGACAACTTAGCGGAGTTTTTGGGTGAAGATTATCTTGGAGAAATTTCGTCGGATCTTAGGGCGTCTTACGAAGACGATATGGAATCTCGTTCAGAGTGGGAAGAGACGTACACAAAGGGTTTGGATCAGCTTGGAGTTAAGTATGAAGAGCGCAGTCAACCGTTTGAAGGAGCTTCTGGGGTCACGCACCCGTTAATTAGTGAGAGTGTTACTCAGTTTCAGGCGCAGGCTTATAAAGAACTGCTTCCTGCGGGTGGCCCTGTTCAAACTCAGGTTCTTGGTATGCAGGATGCGGCTCGTGAGGAGCAGGCATCGCGGGTCAAGGACTTTATGAACTACCAGATTATGGAAGTGATGGAAGAGTTCGATCCGGACATGGATCAGCTTTTGTTTTATTTACCGCTGTCGGGTTCTTGTTTTAAGAAGATTTACTTTGATGAAGCAAAGCAGCGAGCGGTTTCTAAGTTTGTTCCTGCTCAAGACTTGGTTGTTTCGTATGCGGCGTCTGATCTACACACAGCGGCGCGTGTTACTCATGTTTTGCGTATGGATGCGAATGAACTTCGCAAGATGCAGATTGCAGGGTTCTATCGTGACGTTGAGGTAAGCAAGTACGACGAAGAAGAGGACGAGGTTCGTCAAAAAATCAACAGCATTCAGGGTACTTCGAAGGGGTACACTGACGAGGTCTATACGATTTTAGAGATGCATGTTGCCTTAGACCTTGAAGGGTTTGAGGACATGTCTCCTGACGGGGAACCTACGGGTATTGCGCTGCCGTATATTGTGACGATTGACGAGGGTTCGGGAAAAGTCCTGTCGATCCGACGTAATTTTGAAGAGAATGCGGATCTTGCTAAAAAGCAGCAGTATTTTGTTCACTACAAGTTTATGCCTGGTTTAGGGTTCTATGGCTTTGGTTTGATCCACATGATTGGTGGATTGGGTCGCGCAGCTACCAGTATTCTTCGCCAGTTGATCGACGCCGGAACCTTGGCAAACCTCCCAGCTGGGTTCAAGGCTCGGGGCGTAAGGGTTCGTAATGATGACGAACCCTTACAACCTGGAGAATGGCGGGACATTGACGCTCCTGGTGGTAACATTCGGGACGCCATTATTCCGCTGCCGTACAAGGAGCCTTCCGCAACGCTAGGACAGCTTCTAGGAACGCTTGTGGAGAACGGAAGACGTTTTGTGTCACTGGCAGACCAGCAGACCTCTAACATGAACCAGGAGGCCCCTGTAGGGACTACTGTAGCGTTGTTAGAGCGTGGCATGAAGGTTATGTCAGCTATTCACAAACGCCTGCACTATTCGCAGAAGAACGAGTTCCGTGTTTTAGCGAGGATTTTCCGTGATAACTTGCCCCAAGAGTATCCATATGATGTAGCGGGTGGGGATCGCACGGTCATGGCGGCGGACTTCGATGGTCGTGTTGATGTGATTCCAGTGAGTGACCCGAACATCTTTTCTATGGCGCAACGGGTTACGCTTGCTCAAACGCAGCTACAGTTGGCGCAGTCCAATCCGCAGGTACACAACCTTCACGCAGCGTTTCGGCGCATGTATCAGGCTTTGGAGGTTCAGAACATTGACGAGATTTTGCCACCACCTCCGCAGCCGCAGCCACTTGATCCATTGATTGAAAACGCTCGTGCGTTAACGGGTGAGTTGTTAATGGCGTTTGATGGTCAGGACCACGACGCACATATCGAACTTCACGTTATGTTTATGAAGACGCCTATTGTTATGACTTCACCGCAGGTTATGGGGATTTTAATGGGGCACCTTCAGGAGCATATTTCCAAGAAGGCTCGTGAGATGGTTATGACACAGGTTCAGGGTTTGATATCTCAAGTGCAGTTGATGGCTCAGTCCGGTGCGGTTGACCCACAAACGGCCCAGCAGCAGATTATGGAAGTACAGCAGCAGATGCAGAATCCGGAGGAGATCGAAAAAATGGTCGCTTTACAGGAAATGCAGTTGATGAACGACTTGATGCCGAAGATTACTCCGCAGGGAGAGGACCCTATGCAGGATCCGTTGGTACAGATTCGTATGCAGGAGCTTGGAGTAAAGCAGCAAGATTTGCAGCGTAAGTCGATTGACGATGCGGCTCAGATTCAGCTAGAAATGAACAAGATGCAACAACGTGCGGCGACGGACGCGGCTCGTATTGAAAGCATAGAAGATATCGCGGCCCAGCGGGACGATACTAATCAAGATCGTATTGAGGTGCAGCGACAGAAGATGATGCGAGGTTAGTATGACAAGTAGACCACTTCCAGGATATGGTGGGTCCTTAGAGGGCGGTTACTCTGTGGGGCCATCCTTCCCCGTCCTCTTTGGCGGTGGTGGAAGCGGAGGTATCGGGTCTTTGCTACAGCCACATGTTCAACAGCTTAAAGAGCAGTACAACCCTCGCAAGGTTGAGAAGTATATGCAGCGTGTTGAACGCCTAACGGAGCGAATGTTGCCAGGAGCTACGTTTGGTGGTGGAGGTCTAATGCCCTATCCAATCAGTCCAGGTGGGATCATTCAAGAGCCAGATCCTTCGCTGCTTGGGATACCAGGTTCAGGCCCCTTTTTAGGTGAATCAGAGGATTTGGGTTCCTTAGACTTAATTCAGGGGATTGGTGGTCTTGGGCCGCTAATTAGGTAACATGCCTCTTAAATCTGGAAGCTCACAGAAAGTAATTAGCGACAACATCCGTACTGAGATGGATGCAGGCAAGCCACGCAAGCAAGCGGTTGCCATTGCGTTAAGCAATGCTGGGAAAAAGAAGTATTCCTCTGGCGGCACGGTTAATAAACGGTTCAGTCCGATAGCCCGACCTCAGAGGTTTGTCGGAGAGTTCTAGTGTTGTGTGTGCTTGTATTCGTTGGATACGGGCACGTTTTTGTGAACGGATACGGTAGTTGGTTCTATAAAGCGTGTCATTACCAGTGTAATAACGAGTATCCTAAACGCGTGTATCGCGTTAGCCCCGACTATTATTGTCCGAGGAGCTTTCGTGTAACATGATGGATCCATTTACAGCGTTCGCGGCGGTGAAGTCGGCAGTGTCTGCGGGCAAGGAGATTGTAAACGTCACCAAGCAGATCGGAGAGTTCTTCGATGGGGTGGATGATTTGCGGGCCGCTCATGAGAAAAAGAAGAACAGTGTTTTTTCACCCTCTGACGAAAATTCTATGGAAACCTTTGTTAATTTACAACGCGCCAAAGACGCGGAGGAGGAACTAAGGCAGATTGTAATAGCTACACGCGGATTCTCTGCTTGGGGTGAATTGCAAGCTATACGAGTCCAAGCTAGAAAAGATCGTAAGGCAAAGATAGAAGCAGAGAGGAAACGCAAAGCGAAGCTGGTTGAGCGCGTTGTTATCTATGGGGGCTCTACAATAATTGTTTCTATTATGATTGGCATTACGGTGGTTATTATTCTAGCGAAGCAGGGGCGTATTTGATGTCCGATGGTGTTTCAGGAGTAGGCAACGCGCCGTTTAATGTGGGCAGCGACATACACGCCCAAACGAGGTCGCGTGAGCGCATAGAAACGCATCTGGCGGAGCAGAGGGTGGAAAAAGAGCACAGGGCTAATCACAGCCACTTAGAGGGGCTCCAGAAGCAAAGATTGGACTTACAGGAAAGTTATGATAGGTTTGGCCGCAAGACTAATGCGGATAGACCGCAGGGAACGAAGTTAAACATAGAGGTTTGACATGGAAAAATTACTGGCTTGGAAAATTATGCCCCGGCTTATGATGGCCGTTATGACGGTAATGTACATTCGCGTTTTGGAGTGGGGGATGAGTCTTGACGACTTGTCAACGCAACAATCTGCAATGATTAGCATCTGCTCGGGGGCCATGACGGGCGCGTTTGCCGTATGGTTAGGATCTGAGAAATGAGCATTTTTACAGCCGCATTAGGACCAATAGCCAATCTTGCTGGATCATGGCTGCAAGGTAAAGCCGCTAATAATGCCGCCGCTGCGGAGTTGAAGCTCACAGAGGCCAAGGCGAAAGCGCAGATACTGTTGTCAAAAGAGACAAGCGTTGCCGACTGGGAGCGCATTATGGCAGAGGGTGCTAAGTCAAGCTGGAAAGACGAATGGTTCGTAATTGTCCTGTCTATTCCGTTGATTTTAGCGTTTATTCCAGGCGCTGAAGGCTGGGTTGACCGTGGGTTCGAGCAGCTTTCCAAAGCGCCGGACTGGTATTTTTACAGCCTTGGAATTGCAATTTCAGCCAGTTTCGGTGTGCGCGGAGCACAGGCATTCTTTAAGAGGAAGTAACATGAGCGAGTTTAAGTTAAGTAGACGTAGCCTTGACAGGCTTGAGGGTATTGATGACGGATTACAGGCTGTGATCAAGATGGCTATAACTTTGACTAAGACTGATTTCGGTGTGGTTCAGGGTATGAGAACCATCGAGCAGCAGAAAGAGCTTGTTGCCAAGGGTGCCAGTCAGACGATGAAGTCTAAGCACCTTGAGGGTAAGGCTTTTGATATTATGGCCTTCATAAATGGGAGGGCGAGTTGGGAACTGTCTGTTTATGATGATCTTGCTGATGCGATCAAAGAAGCGGCAACTCAGCTAAATGTTCCTATATGCTGGGGTGCGGCATGGGGCACACCTGAGATGCCGTATCCAATGGATATTCGCAAGTGGGAAGGTACGATGGAAGAAGCAATGAATGCGTATATAGACTTACGCAGGTCACAGGGTCGTCGTCCGTTTATCGATGGTCCACACTTTGAACTTATAGATTAGGACAGCCAATGCCACAGAAAAGAAAACCAAGTTTTACCCGAGAGCAGCTAGATCGGTTTATGTCTGGTGCGACAGGCGCGGAAGCCATGGGTCACACGAAGAGCCCTGGTGCTGGAAAACAGGGATTTATGGCGCAAGAGGTGGAGAAGTTGTTGCGTAAAAACCCAGAGATTTTTGAGGATATGCTCGACGACAAAACTCAAAAGTTTTCTATGGGTGGGGATGTCCGTAGCAACTCCAAACGAGGGAAGACGTACTAATGCCTACAATTATGATCAGCATTTTACCGGATGGTATGCCAGTCGATACGATGGCAGAGAATGACGAGGGAAAAAGCTGCCCTCTTCCTACTCAGGACGAAGACATGAACATGGAAAACCGTGACATGGCGAGGTACGAGTATAACTACCGTGAGCCTAATACCTCTGTGGCATTTCGTAACGATGAAAGCTGCGGAACTTGCGGGATGTATAACCAGACAGAGGACATGCAAGAGTGCATTGGGGATGAGTCTGGAGACACTGGGTATTGCCAATTACTCAAATTCGTGTGTAGTAGTCAGAACACATGTGACGAGTGGGCGGAGGGTGGTCCGATTACATCCGACCTACAAGGAGAATACAAGGATAACTTATAATGGATGTTGTCGACTGGGCAAAGTACATGTATAAGAAACTTGAAGAGCAGGAGAAAGCGATTTCCGATGCTCTTGCAAGTGGTGCTGTCAAAGACTGGGAGCAGTACAAAATGTCTGTAGGAGAGATACGGGGCCTCTCTTTTGCGCGAGAAGAAATTAAGGCCCTGCTGGAGAGAAACGTAGACGATGTCGAAGACCTTATATCTTCCTGAACACGTTGCGCAGAAAATTAACAAGGAGAAGGGGGAGGCGAAAGCCGAACCGGAGTCTTTGAAAAGCGCATATGTTGACGCTAATGAACGGGTGCTAGACCCGTCCCTTTTAGACAAGCCTCTACTCGAACGTCTCCCGCAGCCTACTGGTTGGCGGGTTTTAGTTATGCCTTATCAAGGTAAAGCTAAGACAACGAGTGGTTTATACATTCCTGATGAGATCCGAGAGCGCGAATCTGTGGCTACTGTTGTGGCTTATGTGATGAAGCTCGGTCCCTTAGCATACAAAGACACTGATAAGTTTGGTCCAGAGGGAGAACCCTGGTGCGAAGAAGGTCAGTGGGTGTGTATTGGTAGGTACTCTGGATCTCGATTTAAGATCGATGGCGGTGAGGTTCGCATTATTAATGATGACGAAGTTATCGCAACGCTCTTAGAGCCGGACGATATCAAGCATGTATAGGAGGTAGGTTATGTCTGAAGAACAAGAACCGGAAGTTATTGTAGAGACTGAAGAGGAGACTCAGGCCGAGGCGCAAGAATCTCCTGAAAAGGTAGAAGAACCAGCGCAGGAGTCTGGGGAGTCGGAACTGGACTCGTATAGTAAGGGTGTCCAGAGTAGGATAAAGAAGCTCACGGAGAAGTATCGCCAAGAAGAGCGAGACAAAGCAGAGGCCGTTCGTCTATCTCAGCAG